TGTCGATATGTTATTTAATATGTAATTATCAACATTTGATATTGAACTAGCAGTTTTAAACCATGCGCTTACTGAAAAAGAACCGCTTAATGAATTAAAAGCATTATCTGGAAATTGAACATAAGCATTAGTCCCATTGAAAGAAAACGCATTCCCACTTTTACCTGTAATATACGTTAATCCACCTTGTGCCGTTCCGTTATACGTACCTAGTGAATCATTAGCATTTGATTCAGCTTTATATACAGCGTATAGTCCAGTTAATAAAGTGCTTGGAGCTCCAAATAAATAAGGATTAATTATCATATGCTACGAGTTCCGATTAATGTAATTTTTAAACCTTTTGCGGTTCCGTTACCTATTTGGTCAATATCTATAGTTATTTCAGCGTCATCCGTTAGACTTGTAGTGTTTATTATACATGGGTCAACGGCTGTTACACTTGTTTTTTCCGTGTTATCAATAGTCAACCAATTCGATATAAAAATAGTAGAACCATTATGATTAACATCAATAGTTAAAATAGTTCCACTTGATTGAGCCGTTGATAAACTAGCTCTTACACCTGTTAACGTCATAGCGTGAGGCATTCTAAAAGTTACTTTAGCCGTACCTGTAGTTAGCGCTGTTGTTTCGTCTGAAACCGCTAGTTGAATAATTACGGGAACACTTGTTTTTAAAACCTTTGCGTCTAATTGCGTTTGAATAGCACTTGTAACACCTTTACCATAACTTAACTCTGTTAAACTAGGATAAGTTGCCGTACTTAATGACTTAACGTTTTTTGAAGCGTCAAAACTAGCAATTGTCGAAGCTGTTTCAGAACTTAAAATAACTGAAGGACTTGTTACCGTTCCTGTAAATGTAGGTGATGATATAGGCGCTTTTAATGCTAAATCTGTATCATCCGCAATAGTTCCGTTTCGGTCTTGAAAAGTATATGTTCTAGACGCTGTATTTGAGTTTGTAAAAAATGAAGTAAATGTATTTAAAACGTTTTTGAAGTTAATTTTAAATAAAGTCATTCCAACATAACCACCCGTTGAATCCTTGTTAGTTTGAACTTCTACACCTGTAAGTGAAGAATCTACTAAGTCAGGAACTTGACTTGTTAAATACGCGTCCACTGCCTCTGTAGTTGGATATAAAACATTGTTAATTGTCGTAAAATCGTTTACTTTATTATCAACGTCCTCTGCATTTAAAGATATTAATGTTTGGTCACCTGTGTTTACACCGCTTAAATTATCTAATTTAATTTTATTAGTAGCGTTTAACAACCCAGCCGCCGTTCTTGACGCTTGTAATAATGTTACATCCGTACCCGTTGACGATTCTATTACTAGTGAATTTTCAGTATGTCCAGTTATAGATAAATTTGTAGTTGATGTTAAACCAGCATCGATAAAACTTCTTATTTCACTAGCTGAAACCTCATCATCACCGCCCTCATCCAATATAGTATCTCTATTTTTTTGGTGCGCCAACTCAGTAGGAAATATTTCAATGAAATAATCGGTATCTGTTGGCAAATTACCCATCGTAGCGCTTGCATTAATATATTGATAAGTTCGTCCATTGTACGTACAATATTTTTCAAGAACACTATCGTAGGTAGTCCCTACATTATAATCCGCAATTTCTGAAGACGTTGCAAGGTTTACAAAGTCCTCGTAAATATTGATATTATTATCATCAAAATCCGTAATGTCTAAATAAGTTCCCTTAGTAGTTAACGGGGAATGCGTCGCGTTGCGTAGTATAATATTTTCGCTATTCATGAGCCTATATTTCTAATTTTAAAACCTGTTGATTTTTCTGTAACTCTTTTATATAAAGGGTAATCGCTTGACTTTCTACGCAAATAGTCCTTAATGTTATTTTCAATAAACGTTGCGCCACTTCGTGATTGTGATACAAGTCTTGAAATAGTTGTTTCGTTAACTCTTTCGCTGTATTGGTTTGTTTTATGAACTAACCCCGTTGCTGTTGATATAACATTTGAATTCGACAAATAACGCGCGTAGGTGCAATATATTAAGTATTGTTTGATTCCATCCATATAATAGGTGTCGTTACCATGTACGTAACTACCACCATTAAAGATGAAGCTATAATCTACAAGCGAAGGACTAGCTACAAAATCAGCTAATAAAGCAAGGTAAAACTCGTCCCCTAATAATTCGCGTAAATCAAAATTTTGAGCTTCTTGAATATACGGGGTTAATTGCTTTGATTCATTTACATTTGAAATCGATTTAACCGCTTGTATATTTGCTAGTGTTATAAGTAATGCCATTATACTATGTTTCTTGGTTCGTAACCTAGTGAAATTCTTATTTCGTCTTCCGTGAAATATTGAGCGTAATCTTTATCAATAGGTTTCGAGTATTTAAGTGGCAAAATACTAAAATCTTTTGAAGGACAAATGTCGTAATGATAGTTGCTAAATAATTCTGTTAAAATTTCCTCAATAACAAGTCTATCATCAGAAGTAACCCCATTGTAATAATCAAATGCATCGCTAATTTCTTTAGAAGTTCCTAACGAACCAGCAACACGTAATAATAGCACTGGTGGTATTAAGAACATTTTAATGATTGAATCCCTAGAACTATTTTCCGTGTACTCGTAAAGCCCGTCATAATCCTGAATTTCAATCTTTTTTAGTTCGATTGATTCCTCATTACTTTCACGCTCCAAAACCATTATGCGACCAGCACCCTCACCACCTTGAAAACCTCTTAAATTTTCGTCAAACTCTTCGGCTTCTTCATCTGATTCAGTTTTACCTGTAATCAATAAATGACTTGCTAAAAAGTTATCCGTTGCCGTTGAATGCTTGAATTTTTTTACTTGTGCTTCGGTTAACATATCTTCCAAAACGGGGTCAAAAGGACAAAGGTTATAATCATCTAGTTCACCATTCCAATAAAATACTTGACCTTTATAATTTTCCCAACCTCCACATTCTTCTACTTGGTCCGCAACACTTGAAGGGTCGTATTTGTCTATGTATATTATGTCAGTAGGTGAAAACTTCTTTTTCTTTACGTGTCCCCAATCTTCATAGACTGCAATTTTACCATAATTTTCGTTACCCTCTGAAACTAATCTACAATATTCAAAAGGAATAATAGATAAAGCACGTTTTTGTAGTAATCCATTATAATTAACATGAACAGCCACCCCTCCATGAGAAGTATAGTAGTCTATTACTTTACGTGTAAATTTATCAACGGTTTGTTTCGCATTTACTTTATTCTTGTAGAATGTAGTATCTTTTAAACCACCACCAAAAACAAATTTGCGTTGTAATTTTAAGCAAGTTTTAGCAGTCCCAGAATCGCTGACAATATCAATTACCCTTTGAGGATACTTGTTATCAAAATCGTATTTCTGTACGTAAAACGCGGGGTTTTCCTTGCTTGTTATCCGTTGCTCAACCTTTTGAGCTGTAGATTTTAGTTTTGCCATTATTTAGGTGCAACTACTTTTTTAACGGTTGGTTTCTTTTTTTTACCTTCTTTAAACCAATCAGGAACTTTATCAAAAAACTTAATTACACCAGGATTTGCATTTAATGCGTTTAAACATTCTGTATCTGTTGAATGTTCTGAAATTGCATCATGATTAAAAGACTGTACTAATACACCTTTTTTAACAAAAAATTCTTTTTCCATCTTTTCGGTTATTTTATTTATTATGTTATCTCTTTTTAATGCGAAAAATAAATCTTCTATACATTCACATTTAGCACTTTTATTTAAATGAATTCCAAATAACAAAAAGTTTAATTTATTTGCTTCAATCCATTCTATGCTATTTGGGTTTGACCTCCAAACTTGCTTAGTCTTTTCGTAACTTAAAACTTCTTGTATTTTTTCAGTCATAAAAAAAGGGTGCGATTAATTTCACACCCTAAAAATAATATTATTTTTGAATTACACTATGACAAAAGACCGTCAACTACTGCTTTAGATGCAGCATATGAAGTAATAAATAAATTGTTAGGTAATTTAGGTTCTTTATTTAACACTGTAGAGAATGTAAAATCGAATGCACCTTGTGTATCTGCATTGTTTGGGTCACGTTCCAACGCTGTTAATTCTAAACCTGACGTTAATCCGTAAACCTCAAACGCTGAATTTCCAGCAGTACCTTTGAAGTAATTTTCAACGATAACAACGTAACGGCCATCTTTACCCGAGTTAAATTGTTCTTTAATCTCTGGAGCAATATCAAAACCTTTCATTTGAACCGAATGATCAAACATGTTTTCATACCCTTGTTTTACAAGCATTGCTTTTGGAGCAATAGAATTGTTTTTACCATCGATTTGATAAGCTAATTTTCCCGTTTTTAAAACGATATCCTCAACCGTTGCAACGTTTGTAGCGTTATAAACAATAGAAGCTATATCATCAAAATTAATAATCAAAGCCCTGTCTTTTGTACCTCCTTGTAATGGTTTAGTACATGACTTTAAAATGTTGCTAGCGATTTGTCCGCATACTGTAGCCATATTTTTAGTTTTTTAATGTGAGTAAAAAAAAGGGAGGTTTTACGCTCCCCTTAGTTATTTTCTAGTAAGCTAATTGAACTAGTTCGTCCTGAGCAACTACTGCATCAATTCCGAATGCAAACTTCAAATATGTTTTATTTAAAGTTTTATCGTACCAAACGTCAGTTTCACCCAAAGACCCAACTTCTTCAACACCTACTTTAAGGTTTGTTTTAGTTGTTAGTATTGCACGGTGAGGTAAGTAGTATTTAGTACCATTTGAGAAGTATGTAGTAATCATTCTATCCCATAATTGGAAAGCAACTACTTCAATACCACCAGCTTTTAATACTAACATTCCATTCTCTAAACGCTCAGTTGTATAAGCTACATTAGAATTGATTAATTCTCTTTCGTATTGGTCATAAACCGATTGAGTAACTACGTAAATCAAGTCGCTAGCACCACGTAAACGCATATCAGCACCATAACGCATATTTTGCAAAGTTGT